TTATGCAACCTCTGCCGCCATATTGTCGCCAACATAGAGAGAAAGAGGATTGAGAGAGACGGCTTGCTCTAAATGGTCAGGAGCAAAGTGCGCGTATCTCATTGTTTCGCGAATGTTGGAATGTCCGAGGATTTTCTGCAGTACCAGTATGTTTCCGCCGTTCATCATAAAATGCGCACCAAATGTATGCCTAAGGACATGCGTCTTTTGCCCTTCAGTTAGCTCGATATTCGTGAGCTTGAGCATCTTTTTAAACTCCTGATAGCAGGGCTTGAACATTCTGCCCTGACGTTCGGCTAGCTCGTCATACAACCATTTAGGAATGGGAACGGTGCGATTTTTCTTACCTTTGGTTTTTGTGAAAGTCAGTTTGCAGGGAGAGAGTTGAGGCCGCGTCAATCTCTCAGCCTCCCCCCATCTTGCGCCGGTTGCAAGACAGACTTTGACAATCATCGTGAGATCCTCTTTGCCGTATTGCTCGCAGGCTCGAAACAGCTCAGGGATTTGAGAAAGAGTTAGCCAGGACATTTCTTTCTCGGCTTCTTTGAATACGCGCACCCCTTCCAGTGGGTTGGGTAAACTCCACTCCCCTAACCGCCGCAGCTCATTAAACACAGCTATAAGATATTGCTGCTCACGATTCACGGTTATGGGTTTGGCGACCCATTTCGCCGGGTCTTTATGATATCCGTTGTCTATTTCACCACGGAGTCGACGGTCGCGGTAATGAGCCCAATCTTTAGCGGTAAAGCGGGATGCAATTGGGTCGTCCAAACCGTTACACACAATTTGCAGCTTTGCTAACCGCGACTTACTGGCGACTAAAGCCTGTCCGTGCAGGTTATGCCAGAGTTGAATCAACTCGCTTAAGCGTCGGCGATCTTCTTTCTTGCCGAGCCAAGGCTTGTCCTCACTTTCATTCTTCGTAAATGTTTCGAATGCCTCGGCCTCACCTTTTGTATTGAAATGCCGACGTATACGCCGCCCTTCTCGTCCATTTGGGTAGAGTTCGCATAACCATTTGCCATTTTTTTGCTTACTTACAGTCATGATTTCACCGAGGCAATGCTAATTATTCACAAAGCGCTGTTGCAGCATCCATTACCGGATCCAAAGGTATTTTCACTCCTTTGTAATACGGGCTATCCTTCCAAACAGCATCAATATCGCTCCCCTCAAGCTTTCCAGACTTAACGCCGCTAATCGCTAGGCCGTTCAATGGGTAGCGGTCATCTGTTGCTTTGTCGTACACAAAGGCATATCGACCGTTAACACAAGAAACCGAAGCTTTTTCAAAAGTTAGCGGCCAGTCTTCACCAAACTTAGTCCCATCTAAATCCTTTGATTTTTCGGCGGATGAAGCCCCAAAAGAAATGGTCAGAAATAAAGCTAAAAATAGTTTACGTTTCATGAGTTCCCTTAAACGTGTTTTTCCAAAGTAAGCACTACAGCTCCGGCAGGAGTAATATCTGAAATATTGCATTCAAATTCAGCAGACTTATTAGTCAACCTGACTTTCCCGCCGGGCAGACGAATTACATCAAAAACATCAAGAGCGCCGTCGATATCAATTAACCAACGCCCATTACTTATGTTCGAAGCCGAACGGTCGACAAGCCAAGAGGAACCTACTCCTTCAACAAAAATCAATTCCTCAGAGTCAGACGGTATCATTGAGGGGTCTGGATACCATGCGCCAGCGTCCTTAAGTTCGCCAGATTCAAGGCGGGATTTTTTAATTGAGTAATTTGATATGGCCGCTTCCTTGTTAGCGCGCATTTGCCCTTTGCCGGTTGCTAACCATTCCAGCGAAACACCGGTATCAAGAGCACAAGTAACAACTACATCACCGGGGAAAAAATCACGGCGTACCCATGTGCTAATCGTTCCTGATGATATACCGAGTAAATCACCAAGCTCTTTTTGCATAGAAAAACCGTAAGCATCAAGGATTCGTCTTAGAACAGCTTTACCCCCTGAAGCCATGACCTCTTCATACAGCTCTTTACCCTTGAGGGTCGTATGTGGAGAGTTTGCTTTTGCAAGTTCACCCGTTACTAACCATCCAATATCTGCGCCCGTTTCGATAGCACATTCAACAAACACATTGCCCGGCACGCTATCTCTGGCAAGCCAACTGCTTATGTTGTTGGCATAAATCCCAAGTTTTTCGCCAAGCTCTTTCTGCGAGCTAAGTCCATAAGCCGAAAGGATTCTTTCGATAGCTGGTGCTGCCCCGTCTCCAAATTTAGCCATGTCTCGCCACCAAAATTAATTTTTGCCATTGCAAAATTAAATTTCGCGAACTAAAGTGACGTTTATCAACCACGATGCACATCAATGCAGTTCACTACAATCAACAGGAGATAATGCGATATGTCAGATGCAAAATCAATCTCGACGCACGACTCGCAAAACTCACAAAATCAAACTGTGCTGTTAGACCCGACTCAGTTTGACGCCATCGTTACAGCAATGCTGCCAGCCCTGCAGACAATGATTCGCTCTGCAATGTCCGACACCATGACAGTGAAAGACTTTGCCGCCACTCGCGGCGTTAGCGAGCGTCTGGTCTGGCAATGGCTTGATGAGGGCATTCTTCTTAAAGCTCCGACCAAAGACTTTTCCAACAAAGAGGAAGCCGGTAAACGAAGCCGCACCCTCGTAAACGTAAAAGCATGGCGCGACAAACTGACTCAACAAGCGATCGATTGTCGCTACATCGACCAGCGCACCGCTCTTAACTGAATTTGATTATGCAAGTTAGAGGGAACTTAACCATGTTTGATTTTCAGATTTCCAAACATCCCCATTATGACGATGCGTGTCGTGCTTTCGCTCAACGTCACAACATGGCGAAGCTTGCCGAACGTGCGGGAATGAATGTTCAGACGTTACGTAACAAGCTCAACCCGGAACAGCCTCACCAGCTCACCCCACCTGAGTTATGGCTGCTGACAGACCTGACCGAAGACTCAGCCTTAGTTGATGGTTTTTTGGCTCAGATTCATTGCCTGCCATGTGTACCGGTCAACGAACTGGCGAAAGACAAACTGCAGTCCTACGTCATGCGTGCTATGCGTGAGCTGGGAGAACTGGCGAGCGGCGCGGTCTCTGATGAGCGACTGACCTCTGCCCGTAAGCACACCATGATTGAAAGCGTTAACTCTGGTATTCGCATGTTGTCTTTGTCGGCACTGGCGCTGCATGCGCGTTTGCAGACCAATCCAGCAATGACGAGTGTTGTCGATACCATGAGCGGTATTGGCGCGTCATTCGGTCTGATTTGAGGTGCTTATGCTGAAAAATGAACCGTCATTCGCGTCTCTGCTCGTTAAGCAAAGCCCCGGCATGCACTTCGGCCACGGCTGGATCGCAGGTAAGGACGGCAAGCGCTGGCACCCGAGCCGCTCACAGGCTGATTTACTGGCTGACCTGTCCACCCAAAAACAGGGGGAATCATGGCTATCGAAGCTATTTCTGCGAATGTTCCGCTAAAGGCTGGTGCGCGTCTGGCTGGTCTCAACCACGTAGCTGAATTACGTGCGAGATATTGGGGTGATAGCTGGAAAGAGGTTGAGCGTTTTGTCGATGATATGCGCGATAAACGCGATCCACAATTTGAAGAAAATACTCGGGCGCTGGCCGCTATTTTCTTTCTGGCAAAAATACCGGCGGCTCGTCATGAGCTCGAATTAAGTGAGCTGACTACTGACGAGAAAAAGGCATTGATTACAGCGATGAATCATTTTCGTGCAGTGGTGAGCTTATTTCCAAAACGGCTAACCATGCCGAATTGATCAAAACAGAAATTTAATGGCGTAAACCCGCCGGGCTTCTTATTGCCCGAAATCAGGAGAGTCAATTATGCGTAATACCGAAACCCGCAACTTTCACACCGATAGCGATGCACTGGCCGTACTGCTGACAGATGCAAAAAAAGAAGAACGTAAAGACCGCGCGCTCGCAGTTTCTATCCGTCTTGAGGCTCTGGCAACACATATCGCAAACAAAGGTTTGAACGGGATTGAAGCGGCAGAACTTCTGCGCCGTGAAGCCACCCGCTATGAAAATGAATCTCAGGAGCTGCACTAATGGCCGACGCAATGGATTTGGTACAACAGCGCGAGCAAGCAGAACGCGAGCGCCTTATAAGCAACGCGCGCAGCCGTATCGCTGCGCCCTCTTGTTTCCTCTGCCAAGAATGTGACGCACCAATCCCGGAAGCTCGCCGCATCGCGATTCCGGGCGTGGCATTTTGCGTGACCTGTCAGCAAATCGCTGAGCTCAAACACAAACATTACAGGGGCGTTTAAATGGCGATTCGTATTGAAGTAGGCGACAAATGGGTTATTACCAGCGACCAGTATCAATTCATCCTGAATGAAAAAAAAGTAGTTAAGTCTGGTAAAAAAGCTGGCGAGGAATGGCTCGACACTATCGGCTATTACCCGAAATTTAATCAGCTTATTTCCGGGATGATTCATCACCAACTACATAACTCAGAAATTAAATCCGTCAAAGCCATGGCTGATGAAATTGAACGCATCGGTGAACTATGCAATGAAGCAATTGGAATTTTAAAGCCTGTCGAGAAAATTGGTGGTTGCGAGTGGGTGTCATGGAATGAATTAAGTGCTCGCGGTCTTCTCATTCGCATTAACAAAGAGATTCTACACCCTGTCGGACTGGCTGTTTTTCGTGACCCTAAAACGGGCATATCTCAGGGAGCTTTAATAGCTCCTGATGGGGTATGGGAATATGACCAGTCAGTTTCCGTGAAGGGGTGATAGTGGGGATTTCTTACGCTTACCCGTGGAATGCTCCACGGCCAGCAATAGCCAGCCCATACCTTACCTATGACCAACAGCATCGCCGCGATCGTATGTTCGCGGCTTTGCTGCATGCAAGAAAGGTGCTTTCACTGCAGCCAGAATGCGTGCGTTTTGATGTTTATCGCACCGCTGCGGTGCTGGAGCAAAATCAGGGCAGTCAACGAGCCAATGCTTTTTTAATCAGCTTCTGCAAAAAAGCATTGCCGCGTCTGGAACTGGTCGCAAAAAAATACTTGTGCGCGGGCATTGACAGTAAAGTGTCAGCCGCTGTTTTCGGTGGTCATTTCGATACTGAAATCATGCAATATCTGGCGTCACGTATGGTCAATATGGTTGCCAGATATAACCGCCTACCTGATATGTCGCGTGCCGATATTGACCTGCTAGCCGCTGATATCGCTAATTTCATTCGCTCTGAACTGGCTGACATTGATGACGCCGGGGTTAGCGAGCTCAAAACGCTGTACACCTGGTATATGCGCGCCGGTTTTATTTCACTGCAATTTAACGTTACCCCGCCGCATTGGGAGCGAGTGACAAAAAAGTATGTCGGTCAGGATGAGATAGCACCGGCAGTAATGCGCATGTTTAATGAGGTTTGGTGGCGTGGCCGTCTGCGACGTATTGCGGCGTCATGGCGCGAACATCTGCAAATTGCAGTCGGCAACGTCAGCAAGAAACGCCACGCCTACGCGAGTAAAAACTGCGTGACAGACTGGCGCGAGCAAAAGCGCCGCACGCGTGAATTTCTCAAGGGGCTGGATCTCGAAGACGAAGACGGCAACCGCATCAGCTTGATTGAAAAATACGACGGTTCTGTCGCTAACCCTGCGATACGCCGCTGCGAGTTGATGAGCCGCATCCGTGGGTTTGAAAATATCTGCAATGAGCTCGGTTATGTCGGGGAGTTTTACACCCTAACCGCGCCGTCTAAATATCACGCCACCACTAAAGCAGGCTACCGTAACAGCAAATGGAACGGAGCCAGCCCGTCGGACACACAAAGTTATCTCACCGGGCTTTGGGCGCGCATTCGCGCCAAACTGCACCGAGAAGAAATCCGCATTTTCGGCATCCGTGTTGCTGAACCTCATCACGACGGGACGCCTCACTGGCACATGCTTATGTTCATGCTGCCGGAAGACGTTGAGCGCGTGCGCCTTATCATTCGTGATTATGCGTGGGATGAAGACCACCACGAATTGAGAAGCGACAAAGCCAAAAAGGCGCGCTTTCATGCCGAAGCCATCGACCCGGAAAAGGGTAGCGCTACCGGCTATGTTGCTAAATACATTTCAAAAAACATCGACGGCTATGCTCTCGATGGTGAAACCGATGACGAAAGCGGTGAGCTGCTGAAAGAGACAGCTCCAGCCGTTTCAGCATGGGCGGCGCGCTGGCACATCCGTCAGTTTCAGTTTATCGGCGGTGCGCCGGTGACGGTCTACCGTGAGTTACGTCGTCTCGCTGACACAGAGACCGCGCACGGTCTAAGCGTTGAGTTTGCAGCCGTCCATGATGCCGCCGACGCCGGTGATTGGGCTGGCTACGTTAATGCGCAGGGTGGTCCGTTTGTTCGTCGCGATGATTTGCAGGTAAGAACGCTTTACGAGCCGCGCACCGAGTTTAACCAGTATGGTGAGGAAACAGTCTGCATCCGTGGCGTGTACGATTCCGCTATCGGTGCCGGCACCCCGATTTTGACCCGACTCACGCAGTGGAAAATTGTTCCGAAGCGTGCCGTTGATTTGGCCGTTGACTTTAAGGGCGCTCCTGCGCCCTCTCGGAGTTCTGTCAATAACTGTACGGGAAGCGAAAGCGATCCACCGATACTGGATTTAACAAAACCCCTGAGTAGACGTGAAAGGCGAGAGCTGACCAACCGACTAAGGATGAAAAAGTCAGTAACACGACGAAAATTCATTCACGGAACGGATGAGCAAAATGCAGCTGTAGCGAAAACTATCGACGAGATACACCAGACAACCGGCATCAATATCAGCCGGGGTGAAGCCCTGCATCTGATGGCAGGCGGTAAGAGTTGCTTTAACGGTAAATGGTTGCGCGGAACGGCCAAAGGAGAGGTATTTTCCGCAGCGCCATCGCATCAGGCTCAAGCTAGGCGAATTCTAAGCCGCGTTGCGGCTTTAGCCGGGGCGGCTGCGAGAAATGATAGTTAATATCCATCCTTATCATGCACATACAGCGCTATTACGTTTCGTTTTTTTTCTTCCAATCTTTTGCCATTACGTGCTACTGTATAAATATACAGTAACCCTATGGGAGGGATTTCATGGTTGGCGAACATTTCAGCCGAACGCAGCAAAAGTGGGCTTGTGTGCAATTTATTGCCGAGATATCTCTGATTGCAAACTGCAAACCAACAGATTTAAAGCTCGCGCTCACTCTCATTGCAGACCTTGCAAACAGCGAAAATAACGAAACCGAAGATGATATTTTTTATAAGGCTGAATAGATTATGAGAATAAATATCACGCTGGATAAAGAGCAGAAAATTAGCCAAGCGACGTTGGACGCGCTTGAGGCTGAGCTGTACCGCAATCTTCAACCTATTTACCCTAAGACTGCTATCCGCATTCGCAAGGGCTCAGCAAATGGTGTTGAGTTAAGCGGTTTGAAACTGGACGAAGATAAAAAACGAGTAATGGAAATCATGCAGCAGGTCTGGGAGGACGATAGCTGGCTGCATTAACAAACGCCGCCGGTGCTGAAACTCGCTTTCAGTGCTGGCGGGGTTGAACAACGAGCCCGGCGAGTCGTTAGCATTTTGCACGGGAACCTACCGAAAATACTGCTTGTGCATGCAGTTATTTTATGGAGGGGATTATGGCAGGTCATGACTTAGATTTTCAGGTGGTCTATCGGGGTGAGACCCTAGAGTATTACCGTCCCGGAGGGTGGGTTTTCTTTCAGCGGCCTAAAGAGTGTGGCGGCGGGTACTGGCTGGGGCGCACTTATGATGGTGTTTTTATGATTGAGTACGAGCGACCGGTGTCGCTAAATGATGGTATGGATTTTCTCGTCTCAATGAAAAAAATAGAGGCAAAAAGCGAGGAATTTGACCCGAATTATTCGCTTTTTTAGCGGCGCATGCATCAGGTGCATGAGTTTGCATTCGTTTTCGATTCCAGTGTTTGCCAGCAAGCGCCAGCGCTGGCGCGGCTCGGGGCTCCTGATGCACCTGCATTAAAAGCGACCCGTTAAGCGCGCAGGCGAGGCGGGGATAGCACTGCGCGCCAGACGTGGTGACAGGATTTATTTTGCGCGTCTGTGCGCGTCGTGGTGGCGTGCTGAGCTGTGAGGTTGAATCGTGAGGCGGTGGCGGGGTTGCGTGGCGTGTGCCTCGTCTGGTGAGCTCTGAGGATGTGCCGCCCGGAGGCGGCATTTTGGGCGGGGTTACTCGGTATCGATGTTGTAATCTTTAAAGCGGATCACCTCCATCCCTAACCAATCGTTTATCTCTTTAAAACGCTCCTGCAGCGGCGTCAGCTCGTTACGCACAAAAACCCGCGCCACCTTCTCGATATCCCCCATCGAGCCGATATTTTCAGGCTTGCCGCCCATCAGTTGAAACGGCACGCGATGCGCGTCAAGCAGGTCAGCGGCGCTCACCTTCTTAATGTTAAAAAAATCATCTTTCGTGGCGACTTCACTCAGCGGCACGATCTTAATGCCGTCCGGTTTCCCGTTCGGAGCATAGAAAAACAGGTTTTTGAAATTACCGAGCCCTTTTGAGTCACGCATGGCTGAGCGCAGCGCCTCGACGTCGGTACTACTCTGCGCCGCGTCGGTCACGTACATGATGTAACCCGCATGCGCGCCGTTCTGGTAATACTTGCGGCGAAACAGCGTGGCGGACTCATTCAGCCAGGCGGAATTGAGCGCGCTCAGGTATTCCGGCATCCCGTAGAGCTCCTGATTGATATCAGGCTCAAGCAGGTGAAACACCGAACCGGGGGCGAACTGGTGCGGATTGGTAAAGCTCGACACGTACCAGTAAACGCCATCCTCGACACCACGGCGGGTGTATTTGGCCGGGGAAGTTTCAAGTTTAAAGAGCTGGCCGGTCACGCTCATGCGCTTTTCGAGATAGCCGTTTGCAAACACCAGATAATCAAGCACAAGGCGGCTGAAGTCCTGACGCGACAGCAACGGGTGCGGGATAAAAGTGCTGGTCAGTATGTTGCGCTTGACGTAAATCGGGGAGCTGTGGTGTACGGCGGCGCGCAGGCTTTTCGCCAGCCCGGAGAAGTTGACCGGCGGCTCGTACCACTTCCCGTTATTGATACACTCGACATAGTCGAGGATGTCGCGGCGATCCAGCACGGGCGACGGCTCACCAAAGGTGAACGCCTCCATTTTCTGCGGCGCGCTGGCGGTCATGCTGGTCTGTTTTGGCTGTTTCTTTTGGCGTTTTTTCATCTTAGTTAATATCCAGAATGGAGCTTGATTGCATACCGCTACCGGCGGAAAGCGGCTCGTTTAACAGGGCGTGCATGGTCGCCCACGCGATATCCGCGTGGCTGGCTTCCTCGCTGCGGCTGGCTTCATAGGTGGCGCTGCGGCCGCTGCTGGTCATTGTTTTGCGGATAGCCATAAATGACTGCGTGATGTCGGTTGCACCGGCGTCATATTCCAGACACCCGCGCCTGATGGTGTCTTTCGCTTTCAGCACCATTGCGGTTTTCATTTCCGGCGTGTAGCGGATGGCGCGCGCCGCCGGGAAGAATGAGCGCACGAGCTGGTAAACACCCTGACCGATGCCGGTCGCATCGATGCCGATATAGTCAACGGTGTATTTCTCGGTCAGCGCCCGGATGGCCTCGGCCTGCGCGGCAAAGTCCATGCCTTTCCACTGGTGACGCTCAAGGATGCGGAACTTGCCACCTGCAACCAGCGGCGGAGCCAGTACCGCACAGCCTGCGCTGTCGCCGGTGTGTGACGGGTCGTAGCCAATCCAGACCGGTCGCCAGTTAAACGGACGGTCGGCGAACGGCTCGAAGTCCTCCCATTCTTCCATCGCATCGACCATGCAGCGCTGCAGCTCCTCGAACGGGAATACCGACGCCTTATCGTCAACGAACTCGCACATAAACAGGTTACGAAAGTCATCTGCGCTGTTTTCCTGCTTAAGCTGGTCGAGGTTAAACAGGGTGCAGCCTCCGGCGAGCGCGTCCTCAATGGTGACAATCTGCCGCCACTGTCCATCACCGCATAACATGCCACCGGCAAGCGCCTGATGACTGATGTCGATGTCGACACGTTCGTCGCGGTTGCTGCGGCCACGGTTAAACAGCTCGCCTGACCAGAACGGGTAAGCGCCGTGCGCCAGCGTCGACGGGGTCGAAAAATAGGTTGTGCGCAGGTGAGATTGTGACGCCATACCGGAGGCGACTTTGCGCAGCTTCTGAAAATTGGGGATCCAGAAAATTTCATCGACATACAGGTCGCCGTTGTGGCTCTGCGCGGTGTTGGAATTTGTCCCGAGAAAAATCAGCTCAGCGCCATTGTTGCCGATGACGATCGGGTCGCCTGACAGGTCGACGTCAACCAGACGGGCAAAGGCGATAATGTACTTACGGAACACGTAAGCCTGCGTTTTACTGGCAGATAAAAATATCTGGTTTTGCCCGGTTTTGAGCGCGCGCAGGAGTGACTCGCGGGCAAAGTAGAACGTCGCGCCAATCTGGCGGGATTTCAGGATGTGGCGGATGCGGTGCTCTAAGCCCGCTTTATGCCAGCGGAGCTGATACTCAAACGACTGTTCGAAGAAAATCTCTTCCAGCTTCTCTATAGCCTCCTCGCTGAAATAATTTCGTTTCGGCTTTTTGCGATCCCCTTTGTTGCGGCTGGCGATATTGGGGTTTAAATCCACCTCGTTTCCGGTCTGGCCGTAGCGGTTAATGCGCGCGAGCCGCTCCATCTGGCGCGACAGAAAATCAGCGACTTTGAAGTCATGCGCGGTCAGGTCTGGCTTTGCATAGAGCTGAATAAGCCGCGCCTCTAACGTCGATTCCACGCGGTTAATCGGGGCGGTTTCCTCCCATCCATCGCGCTGTTTCCAGCTCTGCACGGTCGGGCGCTTGAGCTGCAGCATGTCGCAGATTTGCGGCACGGCGAACCCCTGCCAGTACAACAGGCGCGCCTGTCGTCGCGGGTCATTGAGCAGTGAAAGGTCAGTTGAAATGGTCATGCTTGCCTCGTTTCTGGTGTTACGTGGCAAGGCTAAGGAAATGGGGGATTATTCGCGCTAAGTGCCTGTTGTGTCAGATCTAATCAGATCGTAAGCAGTGGCTGACACGGGTCAGAGTCAGGAAACTAAACCCGACCCGAAAACCCAACATCAGGACACCTGAACAATGGCAAAGAAAGTCTCTAAATGGTTTCGCATCGGCGTCGAGGGTGACACCTGCGATGGCCGTGTCATCAGCGGCGATGATATTCAGGATATGGCCGACACGTTCGACCCGCGCGTCTACGGCTGCCGCATTAACCTCGAACATATCCGGGGGCTGATGCCTGACAGTCCGTTTAAACGCTATGGCGATGTGACCGAGCTTAAGGCGGAGATTATCAGCGATGGCTCTGCGCTCGATGGCAAAAAAGCGCTGTACGGCAAAATCGCCCCGCTCGACGAGCTGGTCAGCATGGTGAAGGCCGGACAGAAGGTTTACACCTCCATGGAGATCCGCCCGAACTTTGCCAACAGCGGCAAGTGCTACCTCGTTGGCCTAGCCGTCACCGATGACCCGGCAAGCCTCGGCACGGAATACCTCGAATTCTGCAGCCGCGCCGCGCAGAACCCGCTCGCCGGTAAAAAAGACCACCCGGACGACGTTTTTTCTGTCGCCTCACTGGCTGAGCTGGAATTCGAGGACTTGCCCGACACCATGTTTAACAGCCTTACCGATATGGTTAAGGCCATTTTCAGCCGCAAGCAGGTCAGCGATGACGCGCGTTTCGCGGATGTGCATGAGGCTGTGACCACCATCACTGAGCAGGTGCAAACCAATTTCAACGCTACCGACCAGCGCGTCACCGAGCTGGAGACCGCTTTTGCGCAGCTTAAGCAGGACGTGAACAGCAAAGTCGATGAGAACGCGCAGGCGTTTACCTCCCTGAAAAGCTCCCTCGATAACACCGAAAGCCAGCGCCAGCCGCGCCGCGAGCTTTCAAAAGGCGGTACGGGCGACGAGCTGCTAACCAACTGCTGAGAAACCGCCGGGCGCGTTGCCCGGCCAGATACCTATTACCCGAACAGGAAAAACCATGCGTAAAGATACCCGCTTTAAATTTAATGCCTACCTGTCCCGCGTCGCGGAGCTGAACGGCGTTTCCACCGATGACGTGGCGAAGAAATTCACCGTCGAGCCGTCGGTCACGCAAACCCTGATGACCACCCTGCAGATGTCATCCGCGTTTCTGACCAAAATCAACATCGTGCCGGTCGACGAGCTGAAAGGCGAAAAAGTTGGCGTCGGCGTTAACGGTACGATTGCGAGCACTACCGACACCACCGGTGATGATGAGCGTAAGACCGCTGACTTTACCGCGCTGGAGTCGAATAAGTACGAGTGCGCCCAGATTAACTTTGACTTTCATATCCGCTACAAACAGCTCGACCTGTGGGCGCGATTCCAGGACTTCCAGACCCGTATCCGTGACGCCATCATCAAACGCCAGTCGCTGGATTTCATCATGGCCGGTTTCAACGGTACTACCCGAGCGGACACCTCGAACCGCAAAAACAATCCGCTGCTGCAGGATGTGGCCGTCGGCTGGCTGCAGAAGTACCGCAATGAAGCGCCCGCGCGCGTGATGTCGAAAGTCACCGACGAGGACGGCACAGTCATTTCCGACGTGATCCGCGTGGGTAAAAACGGCGACTATGCGAACCTCGACGCGCTGGTCATGGATGCCACCAGTAACCTGATTGACGAGATTTATCAGGATGACCCTGAGCTCGTCGTCATCACCGGGCGTAAGCTGATGGCGGATAAGTATTTCCCTATCGTCAATCAGGAGCAGGCAAACACCGAATCGCTGGCCGCTGACATCATCATCAGCCAGAAGCGAATCGGCAACCTGCCAGCCGTGCGCGTGCCTTACTTCCCGGCTGATGGGCTGATGGTGACGCGTCTCGACAACCTGTCGATTTACTTCATGGATGACGCGCACCGTCGCGCCATCATTGAAGAACCGAAAAAAGACCGCGTAGAAAACTACGAGTCAATGAATATTGACTATGTGGTCGAGGCTTACGCCGCCGGTTGCCTGATTGAAAACATCAAGCTCGGTGACTTTACCCCACCGGCAGCGCCGGAAAGCGCCTCCGCGCCTGCAGCACCGGAAAGCGGAGAGTAAGCCATGACGAGTCCCGCAGAGCGTCACATGATGCGGGTCTCGGCCTCTGAAACAGCGCAGCGGGCTGCCGTCCCGCTGCGCAATGCAACTGCCTATGAGCAGATGCTCGTTAAGCTGGCCGCAGACAACCGCACTCTGAAACAAATCCGATCCAATGAGCGCAAGGCAGACAAAAAGCGCGAGCTGCTGCCGTTCTATCTGCCGTGGGTCGCTGGCGTCCTCGAAAACGGCAAAGGCGCGCAGGATGACATCGTCATGACGGTGATGCTCTGGCGTCTCGATGCTGACGATATCGCCGGGGCGCTGGAAATTGCCCGTTATGCCATGACCTACGGCCTGACCATGCCGACCGGTCGACGTCCGACGCCTTACCTTCTGGCCGAAGAGGTGGCACTGGCCGCGCAGCGCCTGCTTACTGCTAAACAGCCGGTCGAACTGTCGAACCTGCTCGACACCCTCGCGCTGACCGAGCGCGCGGATATGCCCGACATCGTGCGCGCGAAGCTGCACAAAATCACCGGCTACGTGCTGCGTGATGCAAAGCAACTGCCCGAAGCGCTGGCGCACCTGCAGCGTGCGATCCAGTTAGAAAGCACTATCGGCGTACGAAAAGACATTGAGCAGTTAGAGCGTCAGCTCAGGCCAAAACCCGAACCGGCACCGAAAACCCAAAAGACTCAACCGCGCACGCGCAAACCTGCCGCTAAACCGGCGGCACGGCGCGGGCGTCCACCAAAGGCGGCAAAAGCCGCAGGTTAACCGAGCGCTCCCCGAGCCGGGCGGCACGCCGGTCAATGCGGGTATCAATTGCCCTGACTGCGACCGGCGTCCACCGCCCACCCATTACCCGAGGTTGTCATGACGACGCTGATTATTGAGCCAAAAAAAGAGCCGCAGGATGTGCCGGGCGTGGTGATACCGCCACCGGGCGTGAGCGAGCCGGTAATCAAAAACACCCCGTTTTTTCCTGACGTTGATCCGAAGCGCGTGCGGGAAGAAATGCGTTTAGAGCAGACCGTTTCCCCCGTTCGCCTGCGCCGGGCGATTAAGACCGCGATCGCGGAGACTAACGCGGAGCTGAGCGACTGGCGCGAAAGTCAGCTCGATGCAGGTTACGCCACGCTGGCGGATGTCCCGACGGACAAACTCGACGGCGAAAGCGTGCGCGTTTTCCACTACTTCAACGCCGTGTGCTCGATGACGACGGCCACGCTTTATGAACGTTTTCGCGGCGTGGATGCGACCGCCAAAGGGGACAAAAAAGCCGACAGCATCGACAGCACTATCGATGAAATGTGGCGGGATATGCGCTGGTCTGTGGCGCGCATCCAGGACAAAGCACGCTGCATTGTGGGGCAAATCTGATGAAAGCGTATGCGCTGCAGGGCGACACCCTCGACGCGATTTGCGCCCGGTATTACGGGCGCACTGAGGGCGTGGTCGAAACCGTCTTAGAGGCAAATCCAGGTCTGTCTGAGCTCGGCGTGATCCTGCCGCACGGCACGGCAGTAGAGCTGCCCGAGACCGAGAGCGCGGCCAGAACCGAAACGGTGAATCTATGGGACTGAGTATGGAAAAAATCACCACGTTTATCGCCTACTGGCTGGCCGTGGGGCTGGCGTATGTCGGGGCAATGTCCCCCGAAAAGATGGCGCTTTACGTGGGCGGCGGATGCGCCATTTTTACCGCGCTGACGAACTACTGGTTTAAGCGCAAAACCTATCGCTATCTGACGTCTCTCGGACTCGATAAAGGGGCTATTCGTGAAATCAATCGTTAAAAAGTGCAGTGTGGCCGCCGTGCTGGCGCTGGCAGCGCTGATGCCTGACTTTCGTCTGCTTAACACCTCGCCCGAGGGGCTGGCGCTGATTGCCGACCTCGAAGGTTGTCGCCTGACGCCTTACCAGTGCAGCGCGGGAGTGTGGACGTCAGGCATCGGCCACACTGCAGGCGTCGTGCCGAAAGGGGAAATCACCGAACGTCAGGCGGCGGCGAACCTTGTCGCGGATGTGATGAACGTCGAGAAGCGTCTCGCAGTCTGCGTGCCGGTGGAAATGCCGCAGCACATTTACGACGCGCTGGTCAGCTTCTCATTCAATGTGGGAACCGGCGCGGCCTGCCGGTCGACGATGGTCGCCTATATCAAGCGTCATCAATGGTGGCAGGTGTGCGACCAGCTCCCCCGCTGGGTTTACGTGAATGGCGAAATTAACAAAGGGCTGGAGAACCGCCGCGCGCGCGAGCGTGCTTACTGCCTCAGGGGGATTCAATGAAAGTGATGTTGTTTTTACTGGCCGCGCTGATGGCGGTAGTGCTCTGGCTGCGTCATGAAAACGGCAACCTGACGCGCTCGTTTGAACGGGCGAACAGGGTCGCCACCGAACAAAAAACCGCGATCGGAATGCTGAAAAATCAGCTTTCCGTTTCGCAGGGAATTGCCAGGCGAAATGAAACCGCGCAGGTCAGTCTACGCGGCGAACTGCTGGCCGCCGGTGCGATGGCCGTGCGGCGTGAACAAACCATTACGAGGCTGATAAATGAGAATGAAACGTTACGCCGCTGGTATAGCGCTGAGCTGCCTGATGTTGTGCGTCGGCTGCACACCCGCGCCGCCTGCGCCTCCGCCGGTCATTGTTTACAGCGCCTGCCCGAAGGTGAGCTATTGCCCGATGCCGGAAAGCGACCCGGCCACTAATGGCGATCTGAGCGCCGATATTCGCAGGCTTGAGCACGCGCTCGCCGCCTGCGCGCTGCAGGTTGAAACCGTCAAAGACTGTCAGGATAAACTCGATGAAGAAAGCACGCAGCCTGCGCGAAGCGCTGATTAAAGCCGTCCCGCAGCTTGAAACAAACCCCGAAATGATGCGCATCTTTGCCGATGAAGGGAATATCGATGCACGTCTCGCGGCCTCGCTGTCGCACGAGAAAATTTACACCCTGAATGTGATCGTGTGTGACTTTGTCGGCGACCCTGACCTGATTTTCGTGCCGGTGGCCGCATGGCTCAGGGAGAACCAGCCGGATATCTGCACGCTCGATGACGGCCGCAAAAAGGGCTACCGTTTCCAGATGGATTTGAACGACGGGGACAGCGTCGATATCAGCATCAGCCTGCAGCTCACCGAGCGAACCATTATCAAAGAGGAAAACGGCGCGCTGCACGTAAGCTATGCCCCTGAGCCGCCGCTGCCGGAGCCCGTCACCCGGCCTAAAGAGCTCTACATTAACGGCGAACTGGTGAGCAAATGGGATGAGTGAATTTAAGCCTTTTGACGACCGGCTCAATGGTCTGATTGCTGCCCTGTCACCGGCTGCACGCCGTAAGCTGGCCGGAGAGATAGCAAAGGAGCTGCGCAAGTCGCAACAGCAACGCATCAAGCTGCAGAAAGCCCCGGATGGCTCGCCGTATCAGGCGCGAAAGCGTCAGCCGCTCAGGGCTAAGACCGGGCGGATTAAGCGGGCGATGTTCCAGAAGCTACGCACAAGCCGGTACATGAAAGCCACTGGCCGCGAAAACAGCGCGGTGGTTGAATTTACCGGCAAAGTGCAGCGTATCGCGCAAGTCCATCAGTACGGGCTAAAAGACCGCCCTAACCCGCACAGCCGTGACGTGCAGTACGCGGCGCGCCAGCTACTCGGATTCAGCCGTGAAGATAAACAGCTCGTCGAGACGCTGATAATTAAACACCTCTCTCTCTGAGCGTTGTCACAACAACCACAAAACACCGTTCCATTGCCGCTGGCCTCACCCGGCGGCATCCTTTCCCTATGAATAATCTAAATTCTCTGCAGGAAATCGCACGCGCGATCCGCAACCTTATCCGCACCGGCATCGTGACCGACGTCGACCACGACGAGGGGCTTTGTCGTGTCCAGACCGGCGGAATGGAAACTACCTGGCTGAACTGGCTAACCTGCCGCGCCGGTCGCTCGCGCGTATGGTGGGCTCCATCCGTTGGCGAGCAGGTGATTTTGCTGGCGATCGGCGGCGAGCTCGATACGGCGTTTGTGCTGCCCGGCATTTTCTCTGATGACCATCCCGCGCCGTCTGCCTCCCCTGATGCGCTTCATGTTTCCTTTCCTGACGGGGCGGTTATTGAGTACGAACCCGAAAACGGCGCGCTCACTGTGTCAGGCATCAAAACCGCAGACGTCACCGCGTCTGAGTCCATTACGGCCACCGTGCCGGTGGTGCTGGTGAAAGCGTCGAGCCACATCACGCTCGATACGCCGGAGGTGATGTGCACCAACAAGCTGACAACCGGTACGCTCGAAGTGAAGAACGGCGGCACCCTGCGCGGGAACATCGAGCACACCGGCGGGACACTGAAATCAAACGGCGTGCAGGTGGATAACCACGCGCATGGCAACGTACAGAGCGGCGGAAGCTGGACTAAGGGGACGCAATGACGGTGCGTTATCTGGGAATGAACAGCCAGACCGGCCTCAGTATCTCTGAGGTTGAGCATATCCGGCAAAGCGTGCGCGACATTCTGGTCACGCCGGTTGGCTCGCGCGTCATGCGCCGTGAATACGGCTCGCTTCTGTCGCAGATGATTGACCAGCCGCAAACCCCGGCGCTGCGCCTGCAGATTATGGCCGCGTGCTATTCCGCGATCCAGAAGTGGGAGCCCCGCGTAAATCTCTCGACCATCACCTTTGAACGGTCTGAAACCGACGGCGGGCTGTATGTCGACATCACCGGCACGCGCTCCACCGGCGGCCAGCCTTTTTCACTCACTATTCCACTGAGTTAAACGCTATGGCAATTGTTGACCTTAACCAGCTCGCCGCGCCTGACGTCGTGGAGGAACTGGACTATGAAACCATCCTGAGCGAGCGAAAGGCGACGCTCGTCTCGCTGTACCCGGAAGACCAGCAGGACGCCATCGCGCGCACGCTGTCGCTTGAGTCCGAGCCGCTGGTAAAGCTGCTGCAGGAAAACGCCTACCGGGAAGTTATCTGGCGACAGCGCGTCAACGAGGCCGCGCGCGCGGTCATGCTGGCCTACGCCACCGGTGCAGACCTCGACCAGATAGGCGGAAATTACAACGTTGAGCGCCTTGTCATCACCCCTGCAGATGACACGACGTTACCGCCGACGCCTGCCGTGATGGAGTCGGACACCGACTACCGTCTGCGCATTCAGCAGGCATTCGAGGGGCTGAGTACCGCAGGCTCTACCGGCTCCTATCAGTTTCACGGCCGCAGCGCTGACGGGCGGGTCGCCGATATTTCGGTCATCAGTCCCGCGCCTGCGTGTGTCACGGTCACGGTGCTGTCACGCGAAAATAACGGCGTGGCGTCTGACGAGCTGCTCGCCATCGTGCGCACCGCGCTGAACGATGAAGACGTCAGGCCGGTCGCTGACCGCGTGACCGTGCAGTCGGCGAACATTGTCGACTATAAAATCACCGCATCGCTTTACCTTTACCCCGGCCCCGAAAGTGAGCCGGTGCTCAGTGCGGCAAAAACAAAGCTGCAGGCGTACATCACCGCGCAGCACCGCCTCGGGCGCGACATCCGCAAATCGGCCATTTATGCCGCGCTCCACGTCGAGGGCGTGCAGCGCGTCGAGCTGGCCGAACCGGTGGCCGACATCGTGCTTGATGACACGCAGGCGTCATGGTGCAGCGACTACAGCGTCACCATAGGGGGTAACGATGAGTAATACCCGCCTGCTGCCGGTGGGCTCGTCACCGCTCGAGGTGGCGGCGGCGCGCGCCTGCGCTGAGATTGAAAATACCCCCGTTCCGCTGCGTCGACTCTGGAGTCCTGACGACTGTCCGGCAAATCTGCTGCCGTGGCTGGCGTGGGCGTTTTCCGTTGACCGCTGGGATGAGAACTGGCCGGAGGCCACAAAGCGGGATGTGATCCGCGCGGCGTGGTTTATCCATGCGCACAAAGGGACGATTGGGGCGGTGCGTCGCGTGGTGGAGCCCCTCGGCTACCTGATTAACGTGTCCGAGTGGTGGGAAACGAATGACCCTCCCGGCACGTTTCGCCTCGATATCGGTGTGTTAGAGACCGGCATCACCGAGGAAATGTATTACGAGATGGAGCGGCTCATTGCGGATGCAAAGCCAGCCAGCCGCCATCTTATCGGCCTCAACATTATTCAGGATGTGCCGGGCTATATCTACACCGGCGCGCTGACGTATGACGGCGACATCATCACGGTTTACCCGGATAAGTGAGAACACCATGACAGTAAAATATAAAACGGTCATCACCAAAGCCGGTGCGATTAAGCTTGCTGCAGCGACCGTCCCGAACGGGAAAAAAGTGAATTTTACGGCGATGGCCATCGGTGACGGTGGCGGCACATTGCCAGTGCCTGATGCCAGCCAGACAAAGCTCGTCAATGAAGTCTGGCGCCATACGCTGAACAAAATCAGCCAGGACAACAAGAATCAAAACTATGTGATCGCGGAGCTGCTCATTCCGCCTGAAACCGGCGGTTTCTGGATGCGCGAAATGGGGCTCTATGACGACACCGGCACGCTGATTGCCGTCGGCAACATGGCGGAAAGCTACAAGCCAGAGCTGGCCGAGGGGTCAGGCCGCGCGCAGACCGTGCGTATGGTCATCATGGTAAGCGACATCGAGTCAGTCGAGCTGACGATTGACACCTCAACGGTGATGGCAACGCAGGACTATGTCGACGATAAACTCGCTGAGCATGAGCAGTCCCGCCGTCATCCTGACGCCACACTTAAGGAAAAAGGGTTTACTCAGCTCAGCAGTGCGACCGACAGCACGTCTGAGACGCTCGCAGCAACGCCGAAAGCGGTTAAGGCGGCGTATGACCTTGCCAACGGTAAATACACGGCTCAGGACGCGACCACGGCGCAAAAGGGTATTGTTCAGCTCAGTAGCGCAACCGACAGCACGTCTGAGACGCTCGCCGCGACGCCGAAAGCGGTTAAGACGGCGTATGACCTTGCTAACGGTAAATACACGGCTCAGGACGCGACCACGGCGCAAAAGGGTATCGTCCAGCTCAGTAGCGCCACCGACAGCGCGTCTGAGACGCTCGCAGCCACGCCAAAGGCCGTAAAGGCGGTTAACGATAATGTTAAAACGCTGAAAGACAGCCTGGGAAAAGCCGCGTACAGAAACGTCGCTGATGATGCTGCCGGAGAATTAATTCCGGTAGGGTATAAAGGTAATTTTAAATCCGAATGTAATCACGGGGCGATTGATTTTGCGACTTATCCGTTTGTAGTTGGGGAATCATTATTCGTTGATTCACGTGGCTGTACGAATACCCCCCCTTTTTTGACGCAAGATTTTTATTATATAAATGTTGTGTGTGCCACTAGCCCAGCTCAGGGAGGGAGAGTTAACAGGCCGTTAATCCAATTTGTAAGTTATACAAATTCAACAATGATTTTTGCCATTCGGGAGGATGATGGTTCAACCATAGGCTGGCGTTATTTCCGTGCAGTGCAATTTGATGCAGACAACCAGAATGTTACCTTGCCTGGTGATGTAAGAGCTCGTAACGGTGCAATTGAATTAAGTCAAAGCGCAATAATCATTCGGGGCTCTGGCAATAAACATCTTTGGTTTTTCAATGCTTCAGGCGCTGAAATGGGGCTTGTTTACGCTTCTGACGATAAAGTACTCCACTTGCGGGCTGGTGAGGGGCCGTCAGTTAATATTCAGTCGAACGGTAATGTTGTTGCCCCAAATTATCTTGAGGCCAAGGATGATATTCACTCAGGGAGGAATATCAGTAGTGTTGGGTTAATCCAGGCAGGACGGGGGTTATACGACACTCCCGGCGTGCGGACTTACTCTCCTAACAATGAGCCTCCTTATCCGGTCACCAGTGTAAATGGTATGCAAGGGGCGGTAAGTATTGATTTAAGCCCTTATGCTCAGTCGGCATGGGTTGCAGCCAATTTCTTGCAAGGAGGGATCCGGCTGGCTTCAGCAGGAACGGCCGATAACGGTAACAACGATGGTAATTATGCCTATGCCCCGAATGGAGCTTTCGTAACTGCGGTAATGCAGAAGACAAACTATACAGCCGTCCAGTATCGTTATGTTCAGTACAACATCAACGGCAACTGGTATACAGCGCAGGTGATTTAATGACAATGCAATCAGGTGTATTTAAGAAATATGACCCGTTAGAAAAGTGGGGTAAATATACTGCTGCGAAAGTGGCTAAGCTCCCCCCCGATGAACTCGAATTATATTACATTGCCAAATCACCGGGGATGAATATTGTTTTTCTGAAAGATGATAATGGCAATGACTGGTATCAGTGGCTCAAGACGCTTTCACAAGAAACGTTGAAAGTCTCTTTTAATCCGGAAACGAAAGAAATTATCCATTTCTCTTATGATGCAAGCGCGATTTTCCCGATTAATCAGATTGTCGTTGAAATCTCGCCGGAGAATGTACCGGATGAATTTACCGCTGCGGGTGAGAAAGCATTGGGTGGCGCGTTTCTTTTTGTTGATGGCGAAATTACTGCCGCGCCGGTGGATTATGAGGCAGAGGCACAGCGCAAAAAACTTGAGCTAATGACTCAGGCAAATAACGTCATCGCCACGCTGCAGGATGCGGTTGATCTGAATATGGCTACAGACGAAGAAACCGCGAACTTGCTGGAGTGGAAGAAGTACCGTGTCCTTCTGAGTCGGGTAGATATTAATACACCGGTATGGCCGCCATTGCCTGCGACAACCTTTTAAATCATTACGCCGCATTTTTTGCCTGATTGACCAGAGCCCTCCACCCGGAGGGCTTTTGTTTGTTGTTTTATCCCTCCTCCAACGCCATTTCATCGCACCCGCAGAACACACAACAGAAAATAGTCGCACCCCTTAACCACGGAGTTAAACAGATGGGCGACTATCATCACGGCGTCGAGGTCATCGAGATTAACGATGGCACGCGCACCATTTCCACCGTCTCGACGGCCATCATCGGCATGGTCTGCACGGCCAGCGATGCTGACGCAAAGACATTCCCTCTAAACGAGCCGGTTCTGATTACCAGCGTGCAAACGGCTATTGGTAAAGCTGGTAAAAAAGGCACACTGGCAAAATCCCTGCAGGCCATCGCCGACCAGTGCAAGCCGGTGATTGTGGTTGTACGTGTTCCCGAAGGTATCGACGACCCTGAAGACCCGGAAGCGGCACAAAAAGAAACCATTTCCAACATCATCGGCACGACCGACGAAAACGGCAAATATACCGGCCTGAAAGCGCTGTTAACGGCGAAAACCGTCACCGGCGTTAAGCCTCGTATTCTCGGCGTGCCGGGGCTGGATTCTCAGGAAGTGGCGACCGCGCTTGCGTCAACCTGCCAGAGCCTGCGCGCGTTCGGCTACGTGAGCGCGTGGGGCTGCAAGACTATTTCCGACGCCATCAAATACCGCGAGAATTTCAGCCAGCGCGAGCTCATGGTCATTCACCCTGATTTTTTGGCATGGGACACCACGGCGAACGAAACCGATATTGCATGGGCGACCGCCCGCGCGCTCGGCCTGCGCGCCAGAATCGACCAGGAAACCGGCTGGCACAAAACGCTGTCCAACGTCGGCGTGAATGGCGTCACCGGCGTCAGTGCCTCGGTATCATGGGATTTGCAGGAGCAGGCCACCGACGCCAACCTGCTGAATCAGGCCGGGGTGACAACGCTCATCCGCAACGACGGCTTTAAGTTTTGGGGCAACCGCACCTGCTCGGACGATCCTTTATTCGTGTTTGAAAACTACACCCGCACGGCGCAGGTGCTGGCCGACACGATGGCGGAGGCGCACGCGTGGGCGATGGATAAGCCCGTTTCCGCAACGCTCATTCGCGACATCGTCGCCGGTATCAATGCCAAATTCCGCGAGCTGAAAAACAACGGCTATATCGTTGACGGCTCCTGCTGGTACGACCCGGAGTCAAACACCGTGGAAACCCTGAAAGCCGGGAAGCTGTATATCGATTACGACTACACCCCCGTCCCGCCGCTGGAAAACCTGACCCTGCGCCAGCGCATCACCGATACCTATCTGGCAGACCTGTCAGAGTCGGTCAACAGCTAAGGAGCTCAGAACATGGCGTTACCGCGCAAACTTAAATACCTGAATATGTTTAACGACGGCCTCAGCTACATGGGCGTCGTTGAATCCGTCACCCTGCCAAAGCTGACCCGCAAGCTTGAGAAGTATCGTGGCGGCGGGATGCCGGGCTCGGTGTCGATTGACCTCGGCCTCGACGACGACGCGCTGTCGCTTGAGTGGACGCTGGGCGGCCTGCCTGACGTTGAGCTGTGGGCGCAGTACGCGTCACCGGGTGCCGACAGCGTGCCGCTGCGCTTCACCGGTTCATACCAGCGCGATGACACCGGCGCAATCTCTGCCGTTGAGGTGGTCATGCGTGGCCGTCACAAGGAGTACGACGGCGGCGAGAACAAACAGGGCGAAAGCGGCACGACCAAAATCGCGACCGAGTGCTCGTATTACCAGCTCACGATTGACGGCAAGGAGGTCATCGAGATTGACGTCGTCAACATGGTGATGAAAGTCGACGGCGTCGACCGTCTCGCTGAGCACCGCCGGGCGATTGGCCTGTAACCCGTTAACCGGTCAGCCAGGCTGGCCGGTCACTTACTCACATTCAAAGAGAGCAACATCATGGAAAACATCAACGAAACCGCCACCACCGAAAACGAAAATCCGAACATTGTGATCCTCGATAATCCAATCATGCGCGGTGAGCAGAAAATCGAACAGGTGACCGTGACTAAACCCAACGCCGGTACTCTGCGCGGCGTTAGTCTGGCCTCGCTGGCTAACTCTGACGTCGATGCGCTGATTAAGGTGCTGCCGCGTATGACGTACCCGACTCTTACCGAGCATGAGGTCATGCGTCTGGAAGCGTCAGACCTGATTTTGTTCGCCGGTAAGGTGGTCGGTTTTTTGTCGCCATCTTCGGCTCGCTGACGTTCCCCGATAACCTGTCGGTCGATGACCTGATGGCGGATATCGCGGTGATTTTTCACTGGCCGCCATCAGAGCTGAATTCCCTGAGCGTGACCGAGCTCATCACATGGCGCGAAAAGGCGCTGCAGCGAAGCGGACACCACCATGAGCAATAACGTCAGGATTGAGGTACTGCTTAACGCAGTAGACCGGGCAAGCCGACCGCTCAAAGCTATCCAGACAGCCAGCAAGACCCTTGCTGGCGATATCCGCACTTCACAGAACAGCCTGCGCGATCTGAATGCGCAGGCGTCCAGAATTGACGGATTCAGGAAAGCGAGCGCACAGCTTGCCGTGACCGGCCAGTCGCTTAACAAGGCGAAACAGGAAGCCGCTGCGCTGGCCGTGCAATTTAAAAACACGCAGAACCCTACAACAGCACAGGCGCGAGCGATGGAAGCGGCGAAGAAATCCGCCGCTGACCTGCAGCTCAAATACAACAGCCTCAGGCAGTCGGTACAGCGTCAGCGCACCGAACTCGCACAGGCCGGGATAAATACTCGTACCCTGTCGGCGGATGAGCGCCGTCTCAAAACCAGCATCAGTGAGACGACCGCACAGCTCAACCGGCAGCGCGAGGCACTGGCGCGGGTCAGTGCACAGCAGGCGAAATTAAGCCAGGTAAAAGAGCGATATAAATCAGGTAAGGAGCTGGCTGGCAATATGGCCGCTGCAGGTGCTGCCGGTGTAGGTATCGCCACGGCGGGAACAATGGCCGGGGTAAAACTACTGATGCCTGGCTATTCGTTTGCACAGAAAAACTCTGAGCTGCAGGCCGTGCTCGGGGTCGATAAACAGTCGCCAGAAATGGAGGCACTGCGTAAACAGGCGCGCCAGCTCGGGGACAATACTGCCGCGTCTGCAGACGATGCGGCGAGCGCGCAGATTATCATTGCGAAAAGCGGCGGGGACGCTGCAGCCATTCAGGCGGCGACGCCGGTCACGCTGAATATGGCGCTGTCTAACCGGCGCTCAATGGAAGAAAACGCCGCGCTGCTGACGGGGATGAAATCCGCGTTTCAGATGTCTAACGACCAGATAGCACACATCGGCGACGTGCTGTCGATGACGATGAACAAAACGGCCGCTGACTTTGACGGGTTGAGCGACGCCCTGACGTATGCTGCGCCGGTAGCAAAAAATGCCGGGGTCAGTATTGAGCAGACCGCCGCAATGGTCGGCGCGCTCCATGATGCCAAAATCACCGGCTCGATGGCGGGGACGGGCAGCCGTGCCGTCCTGAGTCGCCTGCAGGCTCCGACCGGTAAGGCATACGAGGCTATCAAAGAGCTCGGTGTTAAAACGTCTGACAGCAAGGGCAACACGCGCCCGATATTCGCCATTCTGAAAGAAATGCAGCGCAGTTTTGAGAAAAACAATCTCGGAACAAGCCAGCGCGGCGAATATATGAAAACCATCTTTGGTGAGGAAGCCAGCTCGGCGGCGGCGGTGCTGATGACCGCCGCCTCAACCGGCAAACTCGACAAACTCACCGCAGCGTTTAAAGCCTCGGACGGTAAAACCGAGGAGCTGGTCAAAATCATGCAGGACAATCTCGGCGGCGACTTTAAAGAATTTCAGTCTGCCTATGAGGCAGTGGGTACAGACCTGTTTGACCAGCAGAATGATTCGCTGCGTAAGCTGACGCAGACGGCCACGCAATATGTCTTAAAGCTTGATGGCTGGATTAAGCAAAATAAGTCACTCGCGACAACTATCGGCGTGGTGGCCGGGGGCGGGCTGGCGCTGATTGGCGTGCTGGGCGGGATTGGGCTGATAACTTGGCCTGTGGTAATGGGCATCAACGCGATCATCGCCGCTGCCGGTTTTCTCGGTACAAATCTGGCTGCAATGGGTACGGCAATTGTCTCTGTCCTCGGTGCTATCACCTGGCCGGTTGTGGCCGTTGTTGCGGCATTTGTGGCTGGGGCGCTCCTGATTCGTAAATACTGGGAACCAATAAGCGCATTCTTTTCCGGCGTGGTGGAGGGACTTAAAGCGGCCTTTGCGCCGGTGGCGGAAATTTTCGCACCGCTCGCGCCGGTGTTTGATTCTTTCATGGAGAAATTGCGTGGAGTCTGGCAGTGGTTTAAAGACCTGATCGCACCGGTGAAGTCGACGCAGGAGACGCTCGACAGCTGCAAAAATGCGGGTGTGATGTTCGGTAAGGCTATGGCCGATGCGCTGATGTTACCGCTGAAAAGTTTTAACGCATTACGTACCGGCGTTAACTGGCTGCTGGAAAAGCTCGGGGTTATCAATAAAGAATCAACCGACCTCGACCAGAAGGCCGCAAAAGCCAATGCTGCCACCGGCTCGCAAAAAGGGTCTTATATTCCGGCAACCTCTGCATATGGTGGTTATCAGGCATATCAGCCGGTAACGGTGCCCACCGGAAAGACTTACGTCGACCAGAGCAAGCCTGAATATAACATTCACCTGAATGGAGGTATCGCGCCGGGCAGCGACCTTGACCGCCAGCTCCGCGAGGCTGTCGATAAACTCGACCGGGAAAACCGTGCGCGTCAGCGCTCAAGTATGCGTCATGACTGAGGGGGATAAAGCATGTTAATGGTTTTAGGTTTGTTTGTGTTTGAGCGCCGCACGCTGCCCTATCAGTCCATGCAGTATTCGAAGGATTACCGCTGGGCGTCAAACGACCGTATCGGCAAGCCACCGGCTTACCAGTATCTCGGGGAAGGAGAAACCACGCGCACGCTGTCGGGCGTGCTCTATCCCGAAATCACCGGCGGCCGCCTGTCGCTGACGGCTGTCGAGCTGATGGCCGATGAGGGCAGAGCATGGCCGCTGATTGACGGAACGGGCATGATCCACGGCATGTATGTCATCGACAAAGTGACGCATACGCACACTGAACTATTCAGCGACGGCGCGGCCAGAAAAATCGAGTTTAGTCTCTCGCTTAAGCGGGTTGATAAATCGCTGGCGGCCATTTATGGCGACCTGAAAACGCAGGCCGACAATCTGGTCACGTCTGCCGGTAACTGGCTGGGAGGACTGGCAGGATGATTACGGGCATGAATATTCAGGCCGGGGCGAAAATAGCCCCGGCGTTTATGCTTAAGCTGGATAACGACGATATTACGCAGGATTTTAGTGACCGCCTTATCAGCCTGACCATGACCGACAATCGCGGATTCGAGGCCGACCAGCTCGATATCGTGCTCGATGACACCGACGGCCAGATAGCAATGCCGCCGCGCGGAGCAACCTTGACCCTGTGGTTAGGCTGGCAGGGTGCAGCGCTGATAAAAAAAGGGATGTTCACGGTCGACGAAATCGAGCACAGGGGCGCGCCTGATACGCTGACCATCCGGGGACGCAGCGCCGATTTTCGCGGGACTCTGAACTCGCGCCGGGAACAGTCATGGCATGAAACCACGCTCGGGCAAATTGTGGAGACGATTGCGGCACGCAATAAGCTGACGGCCAGCGTCGCCGACATGCTGAAAGCAGTCTCGGTGCCTCACATTGACCAGTCGCAGGAATCCGACGCGGTGTTTCTGTCCCGCCTGGCTGACCGGAACGGTGCCGCGGTTTCGGTCAAAGCGGGGAAACTGCTATTTCTGAAAGCCGGAAGCGGCAAGACGGCCAGCGGGAAGCCCATTCCGCAGATGACGCTTGAGCGCGGCGACGGCGATCGTCATCAGTTTGCCATTGCTGACCGGGAAGCCTATACCGGCGTTACGGCGAAATGGCTGCACACCAAAGACCCGAAGCCGCAAAAGCAAAAGGTGAAGCTCAAGAGAAAACCCAAAGAGAAACACCTCCGCGCGCTGCAGCACCCGAAAGCGACCAAAGCCCCGGCAAAGGCCAAAGCCCAAAAAGAGCAGGAAGCGCGCGAGGGTGAGTATATGGCCGGTGAGGCTGATAACGTGCTGGAGCTTACAACCATTTACGCGACAAAGGCGCAGGCGATGCGCGCCGCTCAGGCGAAGTGGGACAAGCTGCAGCGAGGTGTCGCGGAGTTTTCAATCTCGCTGGCTATTGGCCGGGCAGATTTATTTCCTGAAACGCCAATTGCCGTGAAAGGGTTTAAGCGCGTCATAGACGATCAGGCGTGGATAATCAGCCGTGTGGTGCATAACCTCAACGGGAACGGCTACACCACGGATTTAGAGCTTGAGGTTAAGATTTCGGATGTTGAGTATGAGCAAGTCAACGATTAA